CAACCCTTGATCCAAATTATCCAGCTCTCGAATAGACGGCATCTTAGCAGGCTCAGAGGGTAGCTGAATGTTAGTGGTAGTAGTTATGTCGATGTCCTGTGCCTCCTGCTGACCGCCAACCAGCCCAAGAATACTATCAATTCCGGAGAGTATGTTATCTCCTGTGGTACCCCCGAGTTCTCCGTCTCCCCCTATTATATACATATCATCTCCCTCCGTATCTGATGCCGACGGGATATCCGTACCAGGAACTCCTGAGTTCTGGGCGGCAATTGCCGTATCCTTATATGCTTCCAAAGTTAAGTAAGCGTCCCCAATGGCAGTGCCAGCCATATAGGGGTTCGCCATAATGGCTTCAATACTACTATAATCCCCACCCTCTGTCGCTAAGAAGCGTCCAAACGAAATGGCAGGGTCCGTGGTAATCGAACCCCCTGAATGATTGGCCTCATCAGGGTCCGCATCTGCGCCTCCCGTATGGGTTGAGTGGTAAAGGTATGCGGGCTGTTTCTTTCGCCACACATAATACGGCTCCCTCATAGCGGTTTTGTAGGCGTCCTGAAATACCGTAAGGCGGGCAGCCCTAGCTTCTTCGGAGAAGACATCCACTCCTCCAATGGTAGTACCATCCCCTCCGGCATCAGGACTTAAGACCCCGTACCCTATGGCGATGGCATCCGCCAGGAAGCTCGACTCTCCGCCAGTGTATGCGGAGACTACGGTAGCGGCCCATTCGCTTGGACTCTGCTTTTCGATAGATGACCCCATACCCTCCCCGCCCGCTAGGTTGTATGCTGCCTGTGCTCCGGCAGGGCCTCCATAATAGTACCCGACGGCAGCCGCTATGTATGGGGCAGCCTCGTCCTTCATGAAGTCAGCCACGTCTAGGTTGGCGGTGATAAGCCATTCCGCTGCGTCTATCGCCCCCTTGTATACTGTCTCTGCCACGTCACCAATGAAGTCGAAGGCATCTCCAAAGGCCCCCGCCACATCGCTGAAAAAATCTCCTATACTACCAAAAAGTCCCATGGCCTCTCCTTAAGGGGTGTCGTGTGACACCCCTCGTATTTAGAATATACTTGCGATGGTGCTAGCGGAGGCCTCGTAGAACTTGAACATGGCGGCATCGTATGCGGACTCGCCTTCTTCAAGAGCTTTTTGGTATCGAGTGTTTCCCACTTCCTGCATCCAGTCAATCTCTTCCAGTCCAGTGTTGGTGAGAGACTCTATGTACATCTCCATAGACGCCCCTCCTACACCCGAGGCTGCGGCTCTCGCTCTAGCCAATCCTTCCGTTCGGCGGTTACTCATGCTCGTGCGACGAATCTCTTCTGCGGTCTGCCGCTGCTCTATCTCCGCATTACTCTGCCCTATGCCCAAAGCCTTCTGAGCTGCATCGTAATACCCCTTAGCGGTGGCTCCGCCTATCCCTACATTTATTATGTTATCAAGTGTTATGGCCATTGCAGCCTCCTAAAGCTGTTCTTGAGAGAGTTCGCCAAATAGTCCGGCTACCTCTGTGGGTACAGGAAGATCCTGCACTACGCTAATCCTGCCATCTATGTCCCATCCGAGGTTGGACACGCTAATGGTCTGCGTTCTAGGGGGTTCCATCTCCCCCATCGGTGTAGCAGGGTGCCTCGTAGGAGGCCGCTTACCGTTAAGCAACGGCATCCATGTTGCGGTTATACGAGCAAACAACTTGTTAAACCGCTTCATCATTGGTCTGGCCGTACCGACATACTGAACGCTAGTTCCGAGAGACATAGTTATCATCGTCGACACCATCTGTATCCCAATCGTTACCTTAGACGCGGGGTCGTCTGTTTCGAAAGAGCCGTCTGACCCCACCAATATATCAGGGTGTATCGCGTCGTCTGCCAGAACTTGACACAAGGTATCCGCCAGATACGGGGCTGACCATTCTGTCATGGGGCCGTTACCACTGAACAAAGTTACGTAGTTATCCAGCTTAATGTTCGGTCCCGCCACCGATTTCTCCAACGATAGCATCCCTTCAGCGTTGCCCCTATCCACCAAAATCCATATCTCATCTCTTCCGAAAAACGGTAGGACGCAGGAACTCACAATAAAGCCGTCTTTCATGTCCCGCCGGAAGAAACCCGCCTGCCTAGTCTCCGCGTCATATGCGCATAATACCCCGTTACCGGCAGCAGTAGGGCATAGGAGCAGACTCTTGGGGTTCGCTGAGTAGTGAATCTCCGTCATGTGATTAGGACTCTGAGGCATGTGCTCTGCCATGAATGTGACATCCTTAGCTACGAATTGCTGTCTAGAGAACTCATATCCCATAGACCGTATCTTTGTACGGTCCGTAGATATCCACATTATCTCGTTACCTACGTTGACAGCTTGAGAAAGCGCACTACCAAAAGTAGACTGAAGAGTGGCCTGGACATCTCCCGGAACTACTACCCCGTCTACTGACGTAATTATGTGTTCGCTGTTTTCCGTGCCGACAACTAAATTCTTCTGTGACATCATCCATCGAATCGCCCCTCGACGATCCATCGTAAAGTTTATCGCATGGTCGGCGGTTATGGCATCAGGGTCGGCGTCCGTTCCCGCCAGCAAGAAATCTTCGTACCTGTTCCAGTTATATGTCGGGTCCGTTGCTCCGTCATAAGATCCTGGTCTAGTTGCCCAGAAGTCTTCTGGCTGCTTGGGCGCTCCCCCTAAGTACAGCCGACCTTGAAAGAAATCTAGCGCCATAGGCCAGTTGGTCCCCGTCCACTCTGCGGGAGGATTGGTCATAGGGGCTGGAACAAACGTCCAGAGGTGAGTGTCTCGGTCATGGGACAGTATATAAGGCATAGCCCCTCCCCCCACGAAATACATAGACTGAGTTCCTGGAACCATCTTCGCCTGTACAGTATACAACGCGGAGGCATCTGGCCAAGGGCTAGGAAACGACACGTGAATCGGTTCCGAGTCCGTGTTCAAGACGGATATGCTGGCTAACCGTTTAGAGGCCTCGGCTCCCTCGACACGAACGTTCACGAAGAAGTCCGTAACGGGAGATATCAGGCCTGGTATAGTCACAGTCGAATCCCCTAGGTAGGTAGTCTCCGCCAGTATGTCTTCGAGGCCCGCAGCAGTTCCTACAGATACCACCATAGGTCCAACGCCATCTACTATCTGAAACTCCAATTCGTTAGGCTGGGTGGGGGTTACTTGTACGTTCTGGGATATTCCCGCGTACGCGCCCGTTCCTGCTCCAGGAATTAATTCCACGGAGCCTGCTACAAATACCACGGCTCCTGTTAAAGCAGTATCGACTGTCCAGAACTCCGACCCTGAGTCGAACTCCCAATTGGCGACTAGCTGATCTGCGAAGACCATCCCATCTTGATTAACTATACACAGTATGGTGGGGCTAACTGAGACTACGAATCCAGTAAATACCGATACCGGAAAAGGGAATATTCTTCCAGTAGGTCCCGTTACATCCACCGTGTGCTCCAAGCCCCGAGACGTAGTAACAGGGCCCTGTAGGTTTATAGTCCAGTTAATGAGTTTGTCTACCCCAAACCTACGCAGGGTAACGTCATCTCTCATTTCCAATCTCGGGGAAAGCTCCCCTGCATGGAATCCATATTGTGCCCAATTCGATCTAGCCATTACCAGCGTCCTCCACCGAATGCGCCCCTGACCCCTGCGGTCCGAGCACCGACTATCTTAGAAGCATACGCCCTTCCGACTTTGGTCTGAGTTCCATCAACCGAGCCACCAAGCTCAATATAACTCTGAGCTAAAGCCTCCATCTCCTTCTTCATGGCCTTATCTTGAGTCAGGGGATTGGCGATAACCGCAGCAATCTTATGAGCTAGAGCATAGGTGAAGGAGGGAGAGAACAAATTTTCGTTTGTTACTTGGATGGTATACTTGACGTACAGTTGCGCCGCGTTAGCAAGGAGAGTTCGTTGCTCCTTAGTGTAGTCAATCTGCCTCATGGTATCGGGTTGGTCCGACACCTGCCTGACTACCAATAATTCTGTGGGGAGCTGGAACGCCGCCGTATACTCAAACGCGGGAACGGCAGCCAGGGGCCCGAGTACCGCCCTAGTTGCCGCGAACGTCCAATCCCTTTGCTCCAGACACCAGTCTCTCGTAGGCCCGTAGGCTTGACTACAGAGTTCGGCCTCTACCGCATCGTCGTCGAAGGACATGATGGCATTGCCGCCGACCCATCCGATAGCTAGATTACATATTTCAATCTTATCCACAATGTCCTCCAGTAAAATTCCTATAAGGGGTGGCACGTGCCACCCCTTAGATTAGTTCGATACTGCTTTCTTTACGTGTTCAACTACTTTAGCCCAATACCCGTTTACGGCGTACCCACTTATGGCAGCCATTATCAGTACTAGAAAGAACCTTCTTGCTATGGTCTTGCTGTCGTCCATGGCGAGGTTAAATTTTTTATGCGAGTCGACCATAGCTTTAAGATCACCAGGCTCAATGTCCCCGAATTTGCAGGCATCTCGGTGATTGCTTAGAGCTACAGCTATCGCCTCTACGTCGTAATCAGATAGGATTCTCGCCTCCCTTCTCTCGAATTTCTTTCCTTCCGTTTCTTCCGTTTCTTCCATGGCTATAGCACCTCCCTAACAGAAAACCCGAAGGACACATCACATGGAGTAGAATTCCTTTTAATAGAACAGCTAGTTGTTGTTGCTGTAAAATCATAAGGCACCCCATCTAAAGACAAGGGCTGAGGGGGGTCTTCAAAAGCAATAGAACCAGTAGTTGCCCCTATTGAATTAGCTATTACCCTGTAATTAATGCCAATCACCAAGGAGTCAGGTTGGGGTAGCTTAATAAAAGTCCCACTACTGACAATCCTACTAATACCTGTCTCAGAGTCATAAGTACTGTAGTTGTTCTCATCAACAGTCTGAGGTATAGGATCTCTCCATAAGTTCGGCCCCAATACGGTTCCGCCACCGAGCTTAACCCAATAGGAATTTTTCATATCGTCAACAGAGCCGGACCACCCTTCGGACTCTAGGTACTCCTCCCACATATCCTGCACGTTTCTAGGGGAAGCTCCCTGAGCAATAAGGAACTCGTACTCTGCATCAGTTATGTTGGAGCTAGTCGCCCCATTAGCCTTATAGTACGCCAGAAGCAGGTCGTTCAATTGACCTGGTCCTAGGGCCGCCATCATACCATCTTGAGTAGTACCCATTGTCTACCCCTATGAGAATCCGTTTTCTCGGAGGTATTGCATCATCTGCTCAATGCAACTGTCGATCAGGATGGAGCCGTTAGTGCCCGCCACAATAGCGGCGTCTACCCCAATACTGATCGTGCCATCAACCACTCCAGCAGAAGTGGCTCCCTGAACAATGCTGCCCTTTGCTCCGCCTATTGGGATCGACCAGAAGGCGTCAGCGATTAAGGGGCGGGAGTAGTTCTCCTCCCGCATACGGGCGGCCAACTCTTTCACCCGAGAGGCTATCTCGACTTTACGATACAGTTGATCGTCTATCAAATCAACGTATATCATGACGTCGCCCGCAGCAGGCGCTACAGGCGCAGCAGTAACATACGAGGCGATCGTAGTATCATCTTTCTTTTCTAAAATTGCTTTGGCTATGCTATACGGCATGGCGTCTCCTTACGGGATTAACTACCAAAAATAGAAGGGCTAATCGAAGTCGGTGACCGGCTGACGGAGAATCTCTTTAGCTGCTCCGGCAAGGGCGTTTGCGGCTATGCGAGAATCTTTAACGTGCTCACGGGCAGCATCTTCCTTCTTTTTGTTCCTAACCGCGTTTGCGGCCAGTGCCTTAGGGGTAAACTTTTCCACGTACTCAACAGTAGTATGGAGCTTCGCTGCGATCGCCTTTGGATTGACTCCGCGTTTCAGCATGTTGGCACACTTTCTCTGATCCGTTGCACATAAACCTTTTCTAATAAATGGCATATCCCGCCTCTATGGTGTTTGTTTTTGATTGGTTATAAAGGGGTGTCTTACGACACCCCTTTATTAAGAGCATCTACTAACTACAGTGTTACGGGTCCGGTTCTACAGAGAATCCAAAACGTGGAGTTCGACGATCTTCTCATCTTCAACACGGGCTGCGCCAGCAGTATACTGCGCGAACACCTGAATCATGTAGAGCTTATCGGGATTCTCCCCGATACGGGTAAAGACATCCTGATTGATACAGAGACCGATAGCCTCTTGGGTATAGAACAAGCAAGACAGCTCGCCTACTCCCGGAGCCAACAGACGCGTGGAGCAGATCCAGGTGAACCCCATCCAGTTAGCTACGATACCGGTAGAGGAAAGTTTCTGAAGAGCTTCACGCGTAACATAATCCGCGGAAGTCTGCTCGGTGAGTTGCATCAGTTTACGAACCTGGGTAGGCCCAATGACGGCAACCTTGGGGACCGAGAGGTCAATCTCATTCTCAAGGAATTTTTCCTGAACGGCGGTGATGCTGTCAAAGTCAATCGGGATGATACCTGTACCGATTGTCTGATTTGCACTGGCAAAAGTAATGGTGGTATGATCGCCAACCATGACGTCGCCAGTTGCGGCAGCAATGATCTGATCATCCCAGGACCGGTTCATAGCCATGGCCTGATTCACTGCGTATGCAGAATCAGGGTCAATGAGCATCTGGACTTTGTCCTCATGCTCGATGGTCATTAAGTGAACGAACGTGGAGGGGGTACTTACCCGCCTGTCCCACGCATCGTCGATGTAGTAGTCAGAAGTTTCCTGACGTCTGCCGGTTTTAGCCTCTGCATCAGTAGGGGCGAGACGATCCCAGTTATAGAACTCGGCTCCAGAAGACTCCTGCATAATGGTAGAACGCAGTTTGGACTCCTGCTGCTGAGCGAGCTGAATAACGTTTGCCTTATACTGCTCGATAAATGCACTGTCAATTGTAATTGCCATAACGAATACTCCTTAAAATTTTTGTGTGGTTATGGCACCCCGATTATTCGGACCATGATTTTCTCCTCGTAGGACGGTCAGTCCGCTACCCTAGAATACTGTCCCAGGAGCGGCCTTCCGCGCATCAGCGGGGTTTTGAAGAATGATCAATTCCCGCACTCTTGCCACGGCAGCCTTATGCCCTGGGTCCATCTTTTTCCAGTACGCGTGTTCTCTGTTGTTCATGATTTCGTTTTGGCGTTCCTTCGCCTCTCCAGGAGTCATGACTCCCCCACCTCCGCCTTCATCTCCGGCAGCACGTTGGCCTTCCCCAAAAGAGGCGTTTGCTGCAGTCAGCATCCATTTGGCCACACCAGCATCCAGCGTTTTATTCTCAAGGGCTTTAACAATAGCCTCGGGAGCATCAGTCTTTTTAGCAAAAGTCTTGAGGATAGTATAATTCTTATCCTCGGCAGCTCCCCACTCAGCAGTGATCTCTGCCTGGTATCCAGCCAGTTGTTCAGCTTGCTTCTGAGCAGCCGCGATGTTCTGCTGAGTTGTCTCGGTGACGATCTTCTCAAACTGTTTCTGAGATAAGCCGTTCTTATGAGCGATGGCCTTGAACGCTTCTGTCTGAGCGGCGTCAAGCCCGTCGATTACCTTGCCTTCAGCATCCTTGAACTCAGGAGTCTTATAGTCCGTAGCCGCTGCGGGCTTACCCATCTTGGTATAGAGAGCGTTGGTTGATTCCTCATTCTCGGGATCTGGAGTCTGCATCAGAGTGGGGACCTTCTCGGTCAGCTTGGCGTTGAACGCTGTCCAGTCTTCTTTACCAGCGTCAGCTCCGGGAATACGTATTGACTGTCCAAGGTGCTGTCGGTGTGAAGACATCTGTTGCCAAAACTTCTCAGGGGAATCGGAGTTAGTAACTTCATCCCAAGATCGTACGTCCTCGGGAAGGCTATCACTCCATGCACCTGATCCTCCAGCACCACCATCGCCATCCTCATCTGCCATTCTGTGCGTCATGAGTGACGCTGCTATCATTCGTACTAAGAACTTATTCATCTACCTTCCTCCGCCTTCGCCGCCTTTACGGCATTTGTTAGGAACTGGACTACGCTTCGTTGACCTTCTTTGAAAGTTGTATGATGCGTGTCCCCTTGTACATACGACAATTGATCTGCGAATGTCCGGTACAGGATACCAAGGACTCTCTGTCCGACTCCCCCTGCCATTAACTGCCCGATTAACTTCGCTTCCGTTGCTTCTACTACGATTGTTTTCGTTTCCATTGTTCCGCCTTTGGGTGACACGTGTCACCCCTTGTTCCGTTATGCTTACCCTTGTTCTGCCGCTTGCATCTCCTGCAGACCTTTGCCAGTGTCCTGCATGACCTGGCCTTCCGCAGATGCTTGAGCCAGCTCTTGCTGCTTAGCTGCTCTATCCGCATCCTGCTTACGCTTAGCTTGCACATCGGCTTGTGATCTAACGATAGCTGCGGGAACGCCCTCAATATCAGCAAACGCCCGAATAGCTTCGTCACCACTAAGGTTGTCAAGTACGCCAGGAAATGTCTCTGACATAACCTGACCAAGCTGAATAACGCGACCAATGCTCTGTGATTCTTCTGCCTTCTGGGCCTTAGCCAGAGTTCCAAGATACTGGATCTCAAGGTCCGCTTGTCGTTGGACAAGTACAGGAGGTAAAGGCGGGAACTTCCTGTAGCGAAAGTTGATGCGAAAGTTTCGCTCAATCGCCGGACCGAGAAATCCAGTACGGAGGTAGCCAAAAGTCGGCCCTAACAGTCGTTGCATTAATTGGATTCGAGCGTTAACTTCCGTAGCCGTCATAGCAGGCGACTCTTTCAGTTGCAATTCATTGACGAAATAGATTCGTTCGATAGACCGGATCAAGTCCTGCTTGTTCATAGCGGATACATCAAACCGCGCAGCAGACTCGAACGCCTTAATCGAGCGATCAATATCTTGGACCACTACCGTCCCTCCAGCCGATAGGTCTATGTCCCCGTACACGCCCTTGCGGGTGGTGAGGATGGTAGGGTCCAGAACTTTTTCTCCGGCTACCATAATCAGTTCATCCATCTGATTAAGGGAAAGCACGTCCCATATAGCAATCATGGACGGGCTGTATCCCCACATGGAACCTGAAACTTGACGCCACTTGGAGAAAAAGACAGGCGCTTCATGGTGTCCGCCTTCCTTGCCAATGGTCTCTTTGGTCTTTACAAAGATGTACTTACTACCATATGGTCTGAGGTCGGGAGCAGCGATAACCCATGGGTTAAAATTGGTAACGTCCTGCCGCTTGTACACGCAGTATATAAGTTTGTAGCGAATAGTCTGATCGGGCTTAGCTTCACGGAGTTCATCAATTCGAATGACGGCGTCCATGCCAAACTTATCAATCATCTGATCGCGAGTCCACATAAGCTCACGATAGAAGTTGATAGTATGGCCCTTCACGTCAAGGTCAAAATAGCACTCGTCAATGGGAATGGTCTTGTAGTCGATGCCCGCCAGATCGCCAGTGTCGTCCTCATCCGGCTCACTCATCATAGCTGCACTACCAAATGATGTGAGGTCAAGGTAGTATTCGTTCGCCTCGTTATCGAAGGTCGACTCTTGCAGTGACTGATAGTTGATGGCGTCCGCCTCTTCCAGCCACGCCTTAGCTTCCTGGTCTTTCCGCAAGTCTTTCTGCTTGTACTGGTGGGTGAACCACTTTACAACTGAGTTAGTGAGAGCGCCGTGCATATGAGCAGCCAAATTAGAGTTGGCGTCAATGGCAGTAGAATCGAATATCTCACGTTTCCTCCAATCTATGGCGTTCTCACCCGTCTGTTGGGTGTTAAAGGGGTCTACTCGATAGGGAGCAATGAACTGCTCAATGATCTTCCACAGCCCGTCCAGACTCGTCCGATTGTCTCTACGAGTTGTATAGCGCCTTATGATCTCAGTGCCGTCCATTAGTGCCTCCGTCTTCGGTTGTTATGTGTTGTGTTGGTTCCATACAGTTCTTTGTTTATATCCAAGGTGTGACGCGTGTCACCCCTTTTGTGTTTTCGCCCTACGGCCCGTATGACTCTAGGCTTATTTGTTCCCCAATCGCGAGTCTCAATAATTGAATCGACGATAACAGCCAGCATCCTGAAGGCGTCTGAACCATGATTAGCCCAGGATTTTGCTGGAGTTTCGCTAAACACTTCTCCCTTGGCATCATACGATTTGTGGTAGTGTTCAAGCGCGCGGCGGCCCAGTTGGGTGGTAGCGCGGTTAAACCAGCAACGGGGTAACACTTCTCGGACGGCATCAATCCCCTCCATCAATGGTAACTTGTCTACTACTTCGAATTCAATTCCGTGTTCCGATGCGGTTTCCCATCGAGATATCTTAGTAGACATCTCCTCCACTTTAATATCATGAGGAGCGTAGTGATCTTCATACGAGTAAGGCAGCGACTTAATGTGTTTGATATGGTGAATGAGACTCTTCTCCACGTCCTCATAATAGTCGATAATCCTTAGCTCATGTTGAAACACCTGTAGGAACCAGACCGCGGTTGCATCACGCTTGCCTAAGTCCCAGAATGTGTACACCGGCAACCTCGGATCGTACGGACAGTGCCCGATACGATCACTGGAGCGGAGCATCTCCATCTCCAGGCTGTAGTATGTACCCACGTTGCCCGTCAGGAAGTTGGTGTAGTACTCTTGCAGGATGAGGGCTTCGGGCATTCCAGATTCCCTGTCCTCCTGGATCGCCTCGAGCGTCGGGACGCCCGTATCATCCCGGGTGATATGCTGGAGGAACCACGTGCTATCGGGGCGGAGGGCTTTGACATACAGCTCATACATCTCATTAGCCATGCCGCGTGGCGTACCATTGAATAAAGCCCAACCTCCGTTCTCTGACAATATGGGTCTGAGATAATCCCAGACTCCTCTCTTGTGGAGAGAGAACTCCGTGAATACGATCCCGATAGGATTCGTACCAACAATGGAGTCAATGTTATCCGAACCGACCAGTTTGATTTGGCTTCCATTTACGAGTTTTATCCTCATGTCCAGCTTGGTTGAACTACCAATAAGTGGCTGCGGAATGTAGTCAAGGAACCTTCGTCCATCCTTATCCGCGCCTTCCCATATAATCTGCCGCCCCTGATTGTAGTACGGGGCGATGTAGTAATACAAGCCGACCCTCTGCATGGCCTTAGCGATCACCATGTTCCAGCAGTGGAGATCCTTCCCGTTCCGCCGGGGCCATACCATAATCCCCCGCTTGAAGCTCTCCTGCATTACTACGTTCCAGCTCAGTTCTTGGTACGGTCTTGGTGTAAAATTATACGGTAAGTCTATGTTCATGTTCTCCTCCCGCCTAGGAGTTGACTACCAAAAATACAGGGAATAAGGGGTGCGTTGTGTCACCCCTAGTTCACCTGAATTGCCCCCACCCCATTTGACTTGCCCGCACTGCCGGTTATCTCGACCGCGCTAACAC